ACGTCTCCGGATGAAACCGCGTCACATATGCCCGATTTAGTAAGCGGAGTGCCGTATCGCTCGGCCAGCGCCGTTTGAATCGCCTTCGCCGCGATGACAGTCAGCAAGGGGGCATCCACTTGTTCCTCGTTGTGCCGCTTTGTGTTAAGACGCAGAGTGATTCGCTGAAGCTGATCTGCTGGGGCGAAGAGAAGGTTTGGCGTGAAATGAAACGGGATCTTGCTGGTGGAGGCCTTCACGTCAAAGTCCGGTGCAACTTCATACTCCTGGTGGCCAGAGGGCGAATCGTACATCATTGATGGCCCTTCTAATCTTTTGAGTTGCCAACCCTTCTTTCCAGTTGTCTGTTCTACCTGACTCAACCGCGAACCAAACACCAAATCTTGCCAAGTTTGCTGTCCAAATCCCGCTTCAGCGGAAATTAGCCATAGAGAGAACACAGCCAGCCAGCGCATATCCAATCTCCTTCACAGACAATTGTAGTCCTTCGGGTGAATCTGAAGGTTAACCGGTGCCCCCGCGGCGGACCGACTGGCGCTCAACAATCATGACGGCTGTATCGCAGTGGGAGCGGGAAGCCATCGGATAGCGGACGCGGGACGACATGCACCACAAGCGGGCGAACGGTGGTCAGTTTTCTGTTGACGACTGAACCCCCCGAATGGTAATCATCAGTTGAACGCTGCCGAAGCGTTCCGCAGTCGTACAGAGCGTCGGGACGCTCGATAATCCCTTCTCGCAGCTTTTCCTGCTGCTCCACGTGTGTCCAAAAGTATGAATGCCTTGATTCCCGTCTACAACGCCGACGGCAGCCTGTACGCCTGCGTGTCCGACAAGCGATTGACACGGCTCCAATCGGCCGGACTGTTGGCGCGCGTGGTACGCAAACGCAAGGGAGAGATCACCCGAGCGATTCTCTTTCTCCGACCGGGTGAGTCGAAGCCGCTGTCGGCCAGTTCCGTCACGGGAACTCGATATAGCTTCAGAGAGATTCTGAAGCACGGACCGGCTTGGGAATTAAAGCATCTTGGCGGCAACCGCGATGGGAACGCCTATGCGCCACCGGAGACGCGAGCGGCTTTTCTCCAGGTGGTTGCGGATTGCCTGGTCCCATGAAGAGCCAGCGGCGACAGGTCGGTGGGCGCTTCCTCGCGTGGGCGCGGGGCGCGTTCCGTGGCGGCCAGGCGCGTCCGAGGCGGCGGGTGGGCCAACCAGCCAACCCGGAGCCAGACGGCGCGACACGGGGCGCGGGGGCGCGAACGGTGGCAGGTTCCCGCGTAAGCCGAGGCGAACATCCAACGTTGGACTTCCTGGCCGGTCGCCGCAGACCCAGCGTCTGGCGGCTATGCGCGGGACCTGAAATCGACCGGCGCCGGCCGCGGGTGGATTTGGTGCGCAGGTTGCCTAGTTAGAGGTGCCAAAAGTGCCTTTACTTCAGCCCTTTACTTCGCTTTACTTCAGCCCCAAGTCGCAGACTCAAAGGTAGATGCGTGACCACCCCGGAAATAACCGCAGCGCTTGGAATTTCGAAAGCGCGGCTTAACGAACTTGCCCGCCAGGGCCGGATTCCGAGGGGCGCCAAGCGTGGGGATTGGGATCTGGCCGCCGTGCGCGCGGCGCTGGGCCGGAACATCGATGCGCTGCACAAGGAACGGCAAGCAGCCGCCGCAGCGCCCACGCCGATCCGTGCCGCCGCGCCCGCGTTCGATCAGCCGCCGCCTCCGGCGATGGACGTTCCGCGCGGGTCGCTGGCCGCCGCCCAACTGGTCAAGGCGCAGGCCGACGCCAAGCGGGCGGCGCTCGAAGTGCGCCGGCTGGAGAAGCGGCTCCTGGATTCGGATGAAGTCTCCGGTGCATGGAGCGGCATGATCGTTGCCGCCAAGGCGAAGCTCCTGGTGCTGGGCGACGAGTTGGCCGACCGCCTGGCCGCGGAGTCCAACCCGGTTGCCTGCCGGGAAATGGTGGACAGGAAGATTCACGAGGCGCTCTCGGACCTGGCGGAGTATCCGGATGCCGCATGACACGCGCACAGCAGGTGCTTTCGGAATGCGCCCGGCTCTGGGCGCCACCGCCCAAGCAGAGTCTTTCAGATTGGGCAGAGGAACACTTCATCCTCAGTTCGGAGTACTCGGCCTCCAGCGGTAGGCTGCAACTCTATCGCTTCCAGCGTGGGATTCTCGATGCGTTTACCGACCCGCACACCCGGGGAATTGTGGTAATGACCGCAACCCAACTCATCAAAACGCTGCTCCAGCAGGTCGCCATCGCGTATGTGATCGCGCGTGCGCCCGGCCCGATCCTGGCGGCGCAGCCGACCGAGACTGACGCCGAGACGTTCAGCAAAGAGCGTCTGTCGCCGATGATCCGCGACATGGAATGCCTGCGGACCCGCGTGGCACCGGAGAAGCGGACCAGCAAGAGCAACACCACCCTCCACAAGGTGTTCCCTGGCGGCTCGTTGTCGCTGATTGGCGCGCAGACCTCGGGCAACTTCGCCAGGCGCGCCATCCGTTACTTCTTTGCCGACGAGCTGGACAAGTGGCCGGTGGCCGTCGGGAGAGAGGGCGACGGCTTCAGCCTCGGCGTGAAGCGCACTGCTACGTTCCGGAGCCTGGCGAAGATCATCCAGACGTGCTCGCCGACCATCGAGGGATCGTCGCAGATCGCCGCGGCCTATGCGGACAGCGATCAGCGGAAGTTCTATGTCCCGTGCCCGCGCTGCGGCGAGGCCCAGGTACTCTGCTGGGCCCAGGTGCGGTGGGACCCCGCATCGCCGGCCACCACGGCGCATTACGAATGCGCGATCTGCGCAGGGCACTGGTCGGACGTAGACCGGTGGAACGCCTGTGAGCGCGGCGAGTGGCGCGCCGGCCTCCCGTTCGCCGGCACCGCCGGCTTCTGGATCTCGGAGCTCTATTCGCCGTGGAAGCGCCTGGGCGACATCGTGGTGGATTTCCTTTCCAAGAAAGACAACCCGGTGGAGTACCAGACCTTCGTAAACACGACGCTGGCCGAGACGTGGAAGCAACAGGGCGAGGCGCCCGACCATGAGAAGCTTATGGCCCGACGCGAAGAGTGCTACCGCCTCGGGCAGGTGCCCGATGGTGTGACCTTCCTGACGTGCGGCGCGGACGTCCAGAAGACCTGGATTGAGGGCTACGTCTGGGGATGGAGTCGTGGTAAGCAGCGATGGCTGATCGACCGCTGGCGCGTTGAGGGCGATCCGTACAACCCGACCGTCTGGCCGCAGGTCACCGAGCGATTGAATTCGATGTACCGGTCGGCCGGAGGGATCGATATGCCCATCGTGATGCTGGCCATCGACAGCGGCCATGCCACCCAGGAGGTATACGCCTGGGCCCGTCAGCAGGGGTCGGGTCGCGTGATGGCGGTGGACGGTCGTCACAATGGTCCGTCTCTGCTGATGACGCCGACGCAGGTGGACGTCACGGTGCGGGGCAAGAAGATCAAGCACGGCGCGAAGTTGTGGCCGGTCAACGTGTCGATGGCGAAGTCCGAACTCTACGGGCAACTCCAGATGGATCGTCCGGAAGAGGGCGAGCCGTATCCGGCTGGCTGGGTGCATTTCCCTTCCGACATCGATGAGGAGTTCTTCAAGCAGCTCACCGCGGAGCAGTTGACGGCACACGTCGTCAAGGGCTACCGGAGGTTCGAGTGGGTGAAGATGCGCGAGCGCAACGAGGCGTTGGACTGCGCGAACTACGCGAGGGCCGCGGCGTGCGCCTGCGGGATTGATCGCTTCGGTGCCAATCGCTGGCTCCAACTCGAGGCGAACGTCCGGGCGACCAGCGGCGCGCCGCCGGCGCCGCAGCCGAGACCGGTTGCGCCGCCAGTTGTAGTTGTGGAGCAGGCGCCGCCTCCCCAAGCCCTTGTGGCGGCACGGCAACAGGAGCGATACGTCGGACGGTTCAACGTGTCGAATTGGCTGAGCAGATGAGCGCAACTACAACAGCCCCAGTCATGCCTCGGCACATTAAGATCTGGCCGACCGCGAAGCTGCGCCCCTACGACCGCAATGCGCGCACCCACTCCGACGAGCAGGTGACGCAGATCGCGGCCAGCATCCGCGAGTTCGGATTTCTAAATCCGATCCTGGTGGAGGCGGGCGGGGGCGTGATCGCCGGCCACGGGCGCCTGCTGGCGGCGCGGCTGCTGGGCATGGACGAGGTTCCGGTGGTGGTGCTGAACCACCTGAGCGACACCCAACGGCGCGCGTACATCATCGCCGACAACAAGCTGGCGATGAATGCCGGGTGGAACCTGGAGCTGCTGGCGCAGGAAGTCCGCGACCTCGAGCGGGAGGACTTCGACATTGACCTGATCGGTTTCTCGGAAGCCGAGATGGCCGAGTTGCTGGCCACCGGCGAGGCGCCGGCGCCGGAGGGAGACATCCAGGAAGCAATCCCTGAGGCGCCGGCCAACCCGGTCACGCAGCCGGGCGACGTGTGGGTGATCGGCAGCCACCGGCTCATCTGTGGGGACTGCCGCGACCGTTCGGTCGTCGAGAGATTGATGGGCGGCGCACTGGTCAACGTGTGCATCACGTCGCCGCCGTATGCCAAGCAGCGCGACTATGATCCCTCGAGCGGCTTCGTGCCGGTCCCGCCGGAGGAGTATGCCGCCTGGTATCGGGCCGTGGCCGCCGGCATCGAGACGGTTCTGGCACCCGATGGCTCCTACTTCCTGAACATCAAGGCGCATGCCGACGACGGCGAAAGAAGTCTGTACGTGATGGACCTGGTTATCGCTCACAAGCGCCAGTGGGGTTGGCGATTTGTGGACGAGATCTGCTGGCGCAAGACCGACAACGGCGTGCCGGGCGGCTGGGGGAACAGATTCAAGAATGCTTTTGAACCAGTGTTCCATTTCTGCCGCCAACAGCAAATCAAATTCCGGCCGGAGGCGGTTGGGCACGAGTCGGAGGACTGCTTCGACTACTCGCCCAACAATCCGAAGTCGACCTCCGGCAGCGGCTTGCTGGGCACGGGACCGCGCGGCGCCGTGGCCGACGGCGGCCCGAATCAGGATGCCTGGCGCCGGAGTCACAACAACCTGAGCGCCGCCACCAATCCGGAGGGCCGGCATACCGGCATCGCGCGGCCCAGCAATGTGGTCGAGGTGAAGTCGGAGTCTTCGCAGGGCACCCACTCCGCGCCGTTCCCCCGCGCGCTGGTGGAGTTCTTCCTGAAGGCGTACAGCGATCCTGGCGACGTGGTCTTCGACCCGTTTGTGGGGAGCGGAACCACGATGGCGGCCGCGCATGTACTTGGCCGCGCCGGGTACGGCTGCGAAATAAGCCCTGCTTATTGTGACGTGATCGTGCGCCGGATGATCAACCTGGGCGCCGGCACACCAATGCTCGGTGCTACTGGCGAGATGTTCACCGCCGTTGCGGCGGCGCGCGGCGTGGACATCGACCAGGCGATGAATCCCAAGCAGCAGGACTCGCGCGCCATCAAGCACCACGGGCCGAACCCCTGCTATGGGCGGCGCACCGGCCAGCCCGCCGAGGCGCAGCCATGCCAATGACAATCGCGGCCATCATCGAGCGCTTCCGCGGCCTGCTGGTGGAGTCTTGGCCGATTGCCCGTCTGCTGCCCTACATCCGGAACGCGAGAACGCATTCGCCCGAGCAACTCGCACAGGTGGCAGCCTCGATCCGGCAGTTCGGCTGGACGAATCCTATCCTGGTCGGCGCGGACGGCGTGGTGATCGCCGGCCATGCGCGGCTCATGGCTGCCCGCCAGCTTGGGTTCACCGAGGTCCCGGTGATTGTGCTCAATCACCTGACAGAGACGGATCGCCGCGCCTACGTGCTGGCTGACAACAAGCTGGCAGAGAACGCCGGGTGGGACGAGGCGATGCTCCAGGTTGAGTTGCAGGCGCTGGCGGAAGAGGACTACAACCTCTCGCTGCTGGGGTTCTCGGACGAGGAGCTGCAGTCGGCACTGGCCGGCCCCGAGGAGACGAACGAAGGGCTGACCGACGAGGATGCGGTCCCGCCAGAGCAGGAGAGGATCGTAACGGTCGCCGGCGACGTCTGGATCATGGGCAACCACCGCTTGCTCTGTGGCGACTCGACCCAGATGGACGCCGTCGAGAAGGTGCTGGCCGGCGGCCTGGCAGACATGGTCTTCACCGATCCGCCCTACAACGTGAACTACGGCGCGACGATGAAGGACACCCTCCGCGGCACCCATCGCCCGATCGCCAACGATAACCTGGGCGCCGGCTTCGAAGAGTTCCTGGGCGCCGTCTGCGTAAACATGCTGGCGGTTACCAAAGGCGGGATTTACGTGTGCATGTCGTCCTCGATGCTGCACACGCTCTACCGGGTGTTCACCGAGGCGGGCGGCCACTGGTCCACGTTCCTGATCTGGGCCAAGAACACGTTCACCATGGGCCGCGCGGATTATCAACGCCAGTACGAGCCGATCCTGTACGGCTGGAAGGAAGGCACGGATCATTTCTGGTGCGGCGCCCGCGATCAGGGGGACGTCTGGTTTATCAAGAAGCCGCATGTCAATGATCTCCATCCGACGATGAAGCCGGTCGAATTGGTGGAGCGCGCGATTCGGAACAGCAGCAAGTCGCGCGACACGATCCTCGACCCGTTCGCCGGCAGTGGGACTACCATCATCGCCTGCGAGAAGGCGGGGCGCCAGGCGCGCGTGATCGAACTCGATCCCAGGTACTGCGACGTGGTGGTTCGCCGATGGCAGAACTTTACCGGGCTTGAGGCGACGCTCGAGGGCCGGGCCGCGACGTTCGCAACGATGGCGGCAGAACGGGTGCCGGACGAGGGGAAGCATGCGGCCTGACAGCAGAACAAAAAGCCGCCAGCCCTGCGGCTGGCGGCGTGGATCTCGGATGGCGACTTTCTATTCCGCGATGTGGTACGCGGTGTCGCCGTTGGCGCGTTTGATGTTCTCGACCGCCACGCCCGTCTTGCGCAGACCGCCGGAGATGAACCCTCGCACCGAGTGGGGCTGCCAGCCCATGGCCTCCTGGAGTTCGGCGTTGGTTGCGCCGTTTTTCCGGCGCAGCATGCGGAGGACCTCTTCCTTCTTCGTGCCGGCGCGCGGCGTCTTCGGTTCGGCTGCTGGCGCGGCCTTCTTGGCGGCTGCGGGCGCCTTGGCGGGCTTCTTGGCGCGGGTGGCCTTGGCGGTTGGCTGGGCCTCGGGGAGCGCGACGCCGCCCATCGGGGGCGCGGCGGCGGCGGCTGTGGTAGCTTCGCCGGCCGTGGGCGCCAGGACCTGGATCGCGGCCCAGATGCGCGCGGTCGCCTTGGCGCGGTTCTCGAACTTCTTGACCTCCTTCAGCTTGTCGAAGCCGGGCGTCCCGGCAAAGCCGTTCCAGATCTCTACGAACCGGTTGATCGGCCACTCGGCGGTGATCTTGCCAAACTCCTTCTCGCTGCTGAAGGCCTGTGCCCCAGCACCGATGCTCGCCTCGGCGTGGTCCGGCGTCGGGAAGGCTGCGATGGTGTTCTCTGCGTTGATTGTAAATGTCGTCGTCATGGT